GCTCCTTATCTACTTAACCAAATATTTCTTTACTTCATTTAAACCTTATTGTTAATTTTAAGATCATGTTAAACCCTCTAAAACTTGTCAGGTAAGTTAACACAAGTGTAAACTAAAGTCAATTTATTTGTAAAGTAATTATAAAGTTATTAGATTCTATTGGGAGACAAATGCGGAAACAAGAGGATTTAATTATGAACATAAATAAATTAAGAAATTCTTTAATTAATAGTGAATTATCTATAGCTGCAGTATCTCGTAAGACTAAGTTAAGTCGTACAGCATTGCATAATTTTATTAATGGTGGATCAATCCGAGAATCCACTGCAAGTAAAATTCATATAGCTCTTCATAATTTAAATGAGAATATTACTCTGGAGGGAGAGCATAACATGGAAGCAAAACGTATGATTAAATTACAAGAAGAAAATCTTGAATATAAAGATTTTCAAATTCAACAGTTGCAAAAACGAAATCAAGAATTAGAAGATTTGCAACGTATTAATCCGATATCAACAGAATATAAAGAAGTAATGGCTGATTTTACAACAACCGTTCAAATGAGAAATATTTTTTCATTTAAAAAGATAGAACGCTGTATTCATTCAATTGAAAAAATACATGTTTTAGCTGATGCTCTAAAAATAGATAAAGAAGTGTTGTTAAGTAAATATTTTGAAGTTGGACGTTGGCTCAATTCTATGGATCATCCTATTAATGAGATTATTCATGAACAATCTTTAGAACGGTTACAAAAAGTAACCAAACGTATTCCAGAGCAAGACAAAACAATGAAATTTAGTTTTTCAGCGTTTTATATGCGTTTTCCAATAACGTATACATATAAAGGTAACTCGTTAAATACGTTTTCTGTTTGTAAAATAAATTGGTCAACATCTCCAATTATTGAAACAAAAAACGTTATTATGCATTAATTTAATGCAGCTTGTTGGTTAGGTACTTTTTTTAATCAAAAGAACGAGGAGCGTAGCGACTCCGTTTAAATAAAAAAAAGACATACGGATAAACCATATGTCTTTTTCGGTAGATAGTGATTCGTTTTAGCTGTCGGTCACTAGTGGTCGAGCAATCATATATCGAACAGCAGTATTATCTTTACTCAACAAAGCTGTTTTTTTAAGCAATCGCATCTTCCTAGGCACTAGCTCAGTTTCAATAAACTCATTTAGATCAGTTTTACTGTCGTCCGTAAGTTTACACCAAGCGTTATAGAAATAATCGTCTGTCTCATCATTCATCATTACCTCAACAGAAGTTGGTTCATTAGACCATTTTCCTTTTGAGGTTTCTCTAGAACGAGAAATCCATACGCTAGAAGATTCGTTTGATTCTACAACACTATTTAGTTCAGCTAGTATTTCTTTGATTGATTTCATATTTAACTCCTACAGTTATGTTTAATGGCAAAATAGCCAAAAATAAAGGAGAACACATAAAACCTAAGAGACATGATAGTATGATATATGGTAGGAATGCCTAGAAATAGAGGAAAAAACTATAATCAGGATGCTCCGAAGAACACCCAGATTATAGTAGCTAGACCTACAACAAACGAGGTAAGACAAATAGACTGAAACACAAGGTTTATGAGATTAAGAAGATGTTTGTACATGATCTTGCTTATTTACAATATTATGCAGTTCTTCTTTTATTTTATTCAGTTTATCAATTGCCTCTTTAGATGTAGAATCAGGATTAGTTACACGAGTAATAACAGGATTAGACTTAAAGCCAGCTTTGATGTTATTAATGTGAAAGTTTACAAGTTCCTGAGGCATACCAGATTTCACTTCATTGTGAATATGTTTGCTGGCTTTTATAGCAGATTCTACTGCAATAGCAGTAACTCCTACAGTTAGCCAAGCACTTGTTTTAGCTATGTTCTTTAGTTTTGATAGCATACGTAACTCCTACAGTTATTAGTTGTTAAAAAGCATACCTAAAGGAGAATAGTCTATCTCCCTTAGGTGTTATTAATTAGTATTTTAGTGGTTTCTTTAATTCATGCATTACTGCATTAAAGATGCTTACTTCATGCTTTTTCATGTTATCAAGTTCTTCTTTTGAATATACTTCTTTTACATACTTCCAGCTATTTTCGTAATAACATTCATTATAATTTATTTCATCGGCTATTCCTTGTGCATAAGGAAAGCCTTGTATTGATCCATTCATAATTAACTCCTTATTTTTATTAAAAACTATACCTAAAGGAAGGCATTACTCTCCCTTTAGGCATATGGTTATTTATACTGCTTGGTTCTAGGCACTCTTATTGAGTTATATAGGTATTGATTAGCAAAAGAATCGTAAAACTTTCCTATAACTATTCCCCAAGTTCTACCTTTGGAGATAAAGTATTTTCTAGTTGTAAAGTCTAGTTCTAAGCCAACTCCTAATATTCTGAATGTGAACCATATAACCATTCCATCATCAAATGAATTGTGTCCAATGTTAAATAATATGAATCTGTTATGTACTTTAAATATTTTCATGATTAACTCCTTTATTTATTAAAAATCATACCTAAAGGAAATAGATTCCTCTAGGTATGTTATGATTTACTTATTTAAGCCAATTTTAGTAGCATCAAGTAATAATTTGTGAAGCGTATTGTATTTGTCTTCAGTTCTATCTTTTTCTAGCCTTATTACTTCCATATTTTTGTGTACAGAACGTATTGTTTCCTTTAGTCTATCAGTAGAATCATTAAACTGTTTAGCTCGTTTTTTTAATTTGTTTTTAAGTTCTTCATTATGTTCTTTTACTTCTTTTAATTCGTTACATAATGCTGTCACTTTCTGTTCTTCTTGCCACATTTCAAAACGAACATCTATTAAGCTTAATACCTGATTATAAGCATTGACATGACCACTCCAATGACCGTCTAACCAATGCTGTTGTTTTTTAGGCATTTCATTAAGCTTATTAAGCTTTTCAGTGAACTTGTTTTTTAATTGTTCTATTGAGTCTAGTACTTCTTTTGTTTTCATAATTGTCTCCTAGTTTACATTAATGTAAAGTTAGTTAAGTTAGTATTAATATCATACCTAAAGGATAGCAAGACAACCTTAGGTACATAAGAGAACTGTATGGATTACTATATTATGGGGATGAGGAGTGATATGTATGAGGAGTGTATACGACACATGGCTGTAGTTAAGTCGAGGCGTGCGAGACTTAAACGAACCTAACTTCAACCGTTCAACTCAACGTAAATAAGTCGACCAACCATGAAACGTAAGGGGGTAGTACCTAACTGTTTCCCTCACACACATTCTACCACAATTTTCCCATAAGAGTATTAATGGAACAAAACTTGTTAAATAGCGTTGTATAAATAGGATAACCATATTAACTTAAAGTAAATTATGAAGAAAAAAATACGTAGAACCTATGAAGTTTTCAACTTACAGACTCGTCAATGGGAAGAAAAGCCCATGAGTCAACAGCAATACGATGAACTTATGGATGCTATGCATTTAAGTTCAGCAGAACTGGAAGCAGAATATGAAATAGTGAATGCAGTGATAGCACATAACCTAGGTGAAACTAAGTTGTCAAAAGAGAGTATGGATTAAGCTTTATATATATATATATATATATAATATATATACCATATAGCTACATAGACATATAGCTATATGGCAGTATAGCTATACTAGTGAAAATTAAACGAAAAATTAAAGGAAAAACGGCTGAATATTCCGTATATACAAAACAAGAAGCTGCTGAAAAAAAGATCACTCCAGTGTATTGGAAACAGGCACAAACAGGAGACTGGGCTTTAACGGATGATCAGTACGTATCTGAATGCTACGATCGAAAAGACTATACCGATAAGAACGGTAAAACTAAAACCTTTATTAAACTGACCTGTGGTGTAGGCTGGGACACTCAATTTTCTAAAATAAATTATGAATTAAATCGCACATATGGAGTTTACAGCAAAACCAACCCTAAAAGGAGCTACGATGTACAAGAGAATAACACTACACGTGCTAGAAACACTGTTGCCTCATATGCACAAATGGTCGTTAATGCTGGAAAGGTGGACTATCAAGCTCTCGGTCAAATCTATAGACCTGACCAGAAAAGTCCAGCGGCAACAGTTAGAAGATTCCTTAAACAAAAAGTATCCAGAAAGATGGTGGAAAAGAAACTAAAAGAATTGTTAGTAGAAAAGAAGGTAAATAAAGAGTTTGCCTTAAACAACCTCATGGTAGCGTTAAAAATGTCTGAAGAAAAGGGCGATGTAAACAACTTTTTAAAGGCTAACGACTATATCATGGATTTATTAGAGATGAAACCCTCTAAAAAGATGGTCACAGACACCATTCAGGTAGATATGACCAAACAAATAGCTGAAACCATAGCTAAAGAAGATAAACGAGTGCTGGTTCAGCGAAAAACGGAAGAAAATGAACTTATTGAATGATGTAGACCGAGATTATGAAGGCATATCAGACGATGACCTAAAAGACCGTCAATTGGAAGTGGCTGTAAAAGCCTTGCATGTACTGGCTATCATGAATGAAGGCGATTCCCAGTTTATGGCCACTGTAGCGATTGATGCTCTCAAAGAAATGGAGACATTTGGTTATATGTATGATAGCTTTACACAAGACTACCTCTAATTGTTCCAATATTGCCCCTTAAAGGAGAAAAACTGTGGCCATGCTGGTACATATCAGGGTAGACTATATTGTGGCTTAAATAAAGGCAGTTTAAAGGAGAATGAAATTAGCAATTTAACCGTATGTCCGTACAAGCCTAAAAAACGTGGAAAAAGATAAAGACTACATAAAGAAAAAATTAAAAGAAAATATGATTATGTTTGGTAAAGTAATTATGCCAAACATGTTTTCTGCTGCTTCACCAGATTTTCATTACAAAATAGCCGATACTTTAGTAAATGATGATTTAAAACAAGTCAATATTATCGCCCCACGTGGTCACGCCAAATCCTCAATTGTCGGTGGTGTCTATCCCTTATACCATATTATGAATCACAGTGGGGCAAAACTTATTGTACTGGTATCCAGAACCCAAGACCATGCTATCAAATTGCTAGGTACTATAAAAGACACTTTAGAGTACAGCGAACCGTTTAGACAAATCTATGGATACTGGGGACAGCATTCTGCTAGACAGTGGGCTAAATCAGAAATTGAGCTTAAAGACAACTCTATGATTATATGCAAAGGTACTGGACAGCAGTTGCGTGGTATTAAAGTAGGCTCTCAACGACCTACCTGTATTATTGTAGATGATCCTGAAGATGAGAACAATACAAAGACGGCTGAAGCTATGGAACAGAACTTACGTTGGTTGTTGCAGAGTGCTGTGCCATCATTAGATCCTCAAAAGGGTAAGATCATTGTAATTGGAACACCTCAACATCAAAGGTGTATGGTAGAAATCTTAAAAGAAATGAAAGGTTGGAAAAATATGCATTTTGCTCCTAACCTAGAAACCAACACAGCCTTATGGGAAGAGTGGCAACCTATTAAGAAACTGGTGCAGAAAAAAGAAGAGTTGGATTCTATAGGACGTTCTTCTGTATTCTATCGAGAGTATATGTGCCAGATCGTAGGGGATGAAGATCAGCTCTTTAAACAAGAGTATATTCAGTATCACGATTACACTTTAAAAATAGACAAAGACAACAATCATTATTTAGAAAATGGGGAAAAAGAATTCCCTGTAAACGTATTTATGGGGGTTGACCCTGCTTCTTCGGTTCGCAAGACAGCAGACTACTCTGTAATCATGCCTATTGCGGTAGACGAAAACAACAACAGGTATATTCTCCAGTATTACCGTAAAAGGGCAACTCCCATGCAATTGGCTGAAAGCATCATTGAATACTTTAAATC